CAACTGCGTGAAGTTGAACTGCGTGCTCTTTCCCAAACCAACCGAGTAAAACGCCGTGCCAGAACTTGAGATCAAGCACGAGTCCGCTGGCTGCATATCTAGCGAAGACGAACCGTTGATCAAGTTCCCGCCGCTTGGCGTTACAGCAAGCGTTCCCGTACCGCCGTTGCGGACCAAGAAAAACCAGTCATTGCCAAGAGTGGATGCGGATGTCAGAGTCAGCGTTCCAGACCCACCCGTCCAGACGTAAGTGTTGGCACGATCGGCCGCCAACGCGGTGTAGTTTGACGAGAACGTCGTTACCGGCTGGGACTGATTTAGCGTATTGCCAATCGCCGTCAGGCCATACCCGGCAAGCGTCGCTGCGTTGGAGTTGGTTGTCGTCGCACCGAATGCTATGACGCCCCACGTCCCCGTTGTGGTGGCGTTGGACGTGATGAATATGTACTGCGCACTTCCTCCAGACGAAGGAATCGAAACAATCGTGCTGGCCCCGCCAAAGGACTTGACCGTCAGCGTTACGCCGCCGGTGTTATAGATCAGCGCATCTTGACCTACCGACGCCTGATTGGCCGGCGGCATCCACAACTCATAGGCCGTGCTCGTCGTGCTGACCTGCATCACCCTCGCGGCAACGTAGTCCGTATCATTACCGTTGAGTGGCCACTGAAGTTGAATAGTCCCAGTCGTAGACGTTATTGCGTAGGACGTGTACGCAACGTCTGTGGGCTGGATGACGTTCCCGGTGAACGGACTGTTATAACTCATGAGTCATTTACCACGGTTTGACGGTCACCGACGCGGGTCAGGTCTTCCTGCTTGAGAAGGGCGATCGACTTGTCGTACATCGACTGCCACACCGGGATTCTCTCATCGTTCTTGAGGAACGGCATAGCCTGCAGCAAAGACCCATACAGCAAGGCTTGGGGCGCGTACTGAGTGAACCAATTGGATTGATTGGCCGAATCTAACGGTTGATTGCGCTCGTAGTACAACACCTGAAACGAGTAGTTGGTCGCAGGAGTAGGAGCCACCAACCAATGGGTGTAGTCGTAGTCGCAGTAGAACGCAGGCACGCCGGTCTTGGTATCGTCTGGCCAATACTCACGGACGTACTCATACTTGCGCAAGAACACCGGGATACGCTCGCCACCCGTAGTAACGTTGAACGATACGGTCTTGCGCCACCGTGCAGGCTTGTCCAAAATTGGATTGTTGGCCGTCATAGTTCCATCGGCCACCGTCAGATTGCCAAGGAACTTGATCTCCGAGGCAATGACTTGTTCCGCAAACATGATGAACTGCGGAATCTTTTCTAAGGTCGCAGTGTCGTTGCGCTCAAGGTAGGTCGCAATGTCGTCAACTAGTGACGAATACGTCATAACGCTAGCAACTGTCATTTTGCTGCGACCCCTTTGCTCTTTTCAAAACTGCGCATTCCGCCGAACCCAAGGAGACCAGAGAGCAAAACCATCAATTGGTCCGTCTGCAGGTCAGGTGGCGGCTGAAGTCCCTTTGGAATTATATCGACGCCCTGAAGAAAAGACCACAGCCATTGCATCAACGGATACCCAAGAAATTGGTAAGCCAGACCAAGAACCCCAACCCAGCCCACAGCAGGACGCCAGCCACTGACAAATAGGCTAGATGAACCGGCTTCAATCTTGTTGATCTCAACCTGAGCAAGGTCTGTGGCTTGGTCGATCTTCTTCTCTTCCAAGTCCAGTTTGCGGTCTTCCAACGCCATTTGAAGGCGTTCTTTGTCCGTCGTAATGAGGTCGCCCGCAACTTTGCCAACGCCCTCAATGATGCTCCCTATACCAATCAGGTCCATTACTTTAACCCCGCCAGAGTGCGATTGATCCAACCTAATAAGAACTTAGATTGGCCTCGGTCTTTATTGCAGATCTGCGCATACCGGCTAATTTTGGCAATGGCATAGGCTGGCAAGAATTTCTCAGCAGTACAAATGTTCAACCGTTCAACGGTTTTTGGTCCGATTGCACCGTCTGGGGTGACGCCAACGATGAGTTGGGCAAGTTTGATTGCGACGCTGGTGCCTGTGTTGACGCCGAAGTTGAAGATGGTTTCTGCGATAGCTTGGTCCTTAATTTCGTCACCTCGGACACGATCCCAAAAATTAACTTTATAGAATTCGCGGACCAAAGGCGTAGCTGACCCAAAGTCTTTACGGTCAATGTACTGCCATCCTGTCCAGTCTGGGTTTGGTTTTCTTGCGATTCCTGCATACGTCTGCCCTCCCCGGTCCCCCGGAACATCGGTCAATTGGTAGCCACCCTCGTCGTGGATCATCTTCTCAAAGGCGGGAGTAAAGTCAGCCATTCTTTGCCTTGTTTATCTGTTCCCACGCGGCTTTCATTTTCTCTTCCAACACCGCTACGCGCAGGTCAAGTTTGGACAACACCACAATAAGAGTGATGATTGCCAACAGAACCGGCCACGCTTTGAAGAAAAGGTCAATTACTTCCATCACTTAGCTTTTTGACGTTCTTCCATCAACTTGACTCGAACCTGCAGGTCATGGATGTCCCGGTAGATGTCTTCCTTCATGACGTGCCGGCGTTCAGCGCTGATCGGACTGTCCGTAGGCACACCTTCCTTGGTAATCAACGCCGGCATTGATCCTTCAATCTTGGTCAAGCGAGTTGAAAACTCAGAAACCTGACCAAGCAACCACGCCAGAGATGCAACAATGATCGGGATAACCGCCTTGAGAATGTCGCCCCAATTCATCAATGCACCTTCATGATCATCGTCAGGAGCAACATAATAATGGCACCCCCGCCGGTGATCAGGATCTGCTCTAGGCGCTTGATACGGGCATGGACTCCACGCATTTCACGTTCAATGCCCTCGTACCTCACGGCACAGATATCAACGTGGGCATCAATCTTGTGATCAACATCCGACAGGGTAAACATCTCAATCAAAGCCTCTCAAGGTTTTTGCCAATCGAGCACGTTGGCCAAGTTTGCCGGGTGCCTTGGCAGCCTTGTTCAGGGCCTTGGCTGGGATATTCTTGCCCATCGGTACATGAAGGGATTCCCGAAGTGCTCCGGGTTTCTTAATTGCGTTTTGAATCCATTTCTCAGCCATGACTACTCCTTGTGTTCACAAATTGGCGGCTACAAATTCTTTTGAGCCAATTTTTGTTGCCTTCCCGTCCAATACATATTGAATGTTCTTGCCCTTGTTGAGCGCCCACTCGACCATCCAAGATAGCATCTGGGTGCTCAGTGTTTTGCCACATTCCGTAACATCAAAATACTCAAACCCTTTTTGTTTGCGCTCCGTAACTATTGCGTTGCAAAGGTCTGGGCGCATCCACATGGGCAAATCATCTGATGCAAGCCAGTGGCATTTGTAAGTTGTACACGGATTAACCGGCCTGTTTTCGTAAATGGTGCAGTTCTTTTGAAGATAAAAGCAAGACTTGCCCTGCCCAAATGAATGCCCGTAACTATCTGCTGACATCCATGTACAGCATTGATTGCAGTCATCACACTTGCGTTCAGTCTTTGCCTCAACTTCCGAAATAATTGCCGTTGAAGTTTCTCGGTTAATACTCAGTTTGCCAAAACACAAAATGTTGTAGTCGTTTCCGTTTTTGTCTTTTTCGCTGGTTACCCCGGTCATTATGTTCAGGGTTTTGAACAGGTATTCTTTTTTGTCGTTCTCAAACACGCGCCAAACGTGTTCTTCAGAACCACGCCCCGGTTGCCCACGGCTCTTATTGAACCGGATGCTGTATTTGTTCAAATGACCTCCACAACGGACTCATTGGAACAAACAGGCTGCGCTCCGTAACGCACCCCGATAGTAAAGTGAATGAACCGTATGGGTTCGTCTGAGCCATGTCGCGTAAACGAATGCGGCAACCAAGAGTTGGTGAACATCAGCATTCCCGGCTTTGGCTCAAAGTTCACCATATTACTGGCTGGCGTTATGTTTCTTAGGTCGTTTTCAGGAAGGTTGATTTGAACCTTGCCTATGCGTGGGTCATGCAGCACCGGACGGGAGCCGTTTTCTGGCGTATCAATAAAGTAAAACCCAATCAACTGTGCGCCGTTGGCATGAACGTGCTGGTCCATCCCAGAGTGCTTGTAATGCTCTTGGCACCAAAACTCATGGAATGTGGTGTTCATTCCATAGGTTGCGTACCCTTGGTCACGGAGAATCTGCCAAGAAGTTTCCCCAATGAACGTCATTAGTTCAGATACCCGTTGGTCTTCAAACAAATTGTCCGTCATCCAAACCGGATAAAGTTCGTGCGTTTCTGTTTTTACTTCTTTTTTTGCAGCAAGTGCATCAAGACAAGCTGGTTTTACCTTTGTAAGAAACTCTGGCTTTTGAATTGTGTAAACAACTGTTGGGAAATAGGCCTCCGCTTTTATTTGACCAAATTCTGGTTTTTCAACGTCAACCACTTCCGGTGAGGTAATCGTACACATTATTGGCCTACCTCAACCCACGAAGATGTATAAAAATCTAATTGGTATTGTTTGCCATCTTCCGGTTTTATTGGCCTATCAACCCAAGAGTTTGATGCACCATGCCAAATTACTTCTCGGTCAGTTGGCCTTGGTATTGGCGGTTCGTATTGAATAGTCTCTTCATTAAACGTCCATGCCGCAAAATTGTCTCTCTGCCGTAAAGAAGCCCACCATGCCTTGTAATCATCAATGGCTTTTTGGTGAAATTCCAATTCTTGCGCTTTTTGTCGCTCCCGTTTTTGTTCTTGCTCTTCTGCAGTCAATTCTCTAATTTGAAATATATCTGTCCATACCCCGTTAATATTGTCATACACAACGTGAGGTTCTTCAAAGGCTTGATTCCATTCAAGTGTAGGGTGCTCCACTCGAACAAAAGGTTCCCATCCTTCTGGAACCAAACCAAATGCTTGAATAAGATTATCTTCAAAAGCAGGATGGTTAATTGGTTGACCGTTTTTAACTTGGATATACAGGTTCATGGTGCGCCCACGCAAGTTGATGGGAATTTACGGGTCGTGCCGGGCCATACAATCCTTAATGCAGGACCTCCGGGGCTTCCGCCAACTCCGTTGCCTGTGCCTGCTCCGCCTCCTCCGTAAACTCCACCAGCATTGGTAACTCCATTGGTTCCGCCAGACCCGCCATAACCCCCTGCCGCACCGCTGCAACCTTCTCCGTAAAGACCAACTCCGCCCCCTCCTTGCGCCGCATTCCCGCCACCGCCACCGCCACGACCTCCCGCAGTGGCGGGAGCGCCACAACATATTGGACCGGCACAAGGACAACAAAAATACACATGCCAATAACCAGCACCTCCTTGATACGAACTTGAGTACCCTCCTGCTCCACCCCCCCCAGACCGGTCGCAAGAAGAATAGGCGGAGTTTCCGCCGGGCGAGGTGATTTGGCCGACAACGCACCCTAAGCTAGTCCCCCCATATAAACTCCGCGCACTAACTACAACCAATCCGGGGGTAGAAACTGTATTACATATAAAAGAAGACCTAGTAGAAGTGCAATTAGAAGTAGCCGAAAGGGTAACGCAATAACCTTTGCCGGGAATTACAGAAATGTTATTTCTCCAACCTAGCGCCCCTCCCCCACCTCCAGACCCATATTGTTTTCCTTTAGATGTTCCTTGGCAAGTCGTTCCCCCGGAAGAAACAATAACAGCAGAAACAGAAGTAACTCCAGCCGGGGCTACCCAAGTATAATTACCAATTGCTGTATAACTAGCAGAACCCGCCCCGGTACCAAAACTCCGTTGGTTCTGAAAGACTGCTTGTTGTACGCCACTCATGTCAATCCACTTCCTGAAATCATCCAAATGCCCGAAGATGAAAGTCCGGATACTTTGATGGCCGTTGCTGAACCGTATTGAGCCAAAGTCCGAGTGCCAGTTGTACCAGCACTTGATAGATACATTGTGTCCGTAGTGATTGCTATGCTAATTGAAGTTGCCGACAAGTTAATAAAAGTAATTGCCGTTCCAATTGGGTATGCAACCGAGGTGGCAGCGGGGATTGTATAGGTCGCTGCGCCAGCACCGGAAGCGTGGTAGATGTGTTTACCAGCATCAGCCAACACCATTGTGTAACTGCCGGTCTGCGCGTTCTGTGGGATATTGCGGAACCCAACGGAATCCGTACCATCAGCAGTACAGTTACTCAAGTTGCCAGACGTTGGCGTACCAAGAACCGGGGTTGTTAGGTTTGGCGAAGTCGAAAGAACAACGCTGCCCGACCCCGTAGAACTTGTGACCCCGGTGCCACCGTTGGCAACCGGAAGGGCAGTGCCAGACAACGTAACCGCAAGCGTTCCGCTGCTTGTAATTGGGCTTCCAGAAACAGACAAAAATGAAGGCACCGTCATCGCAACTGAACTAACCGTTCCTGTCGCTGCGCTTGAAGAAAGTAGCGTCACTACGCCTGAACTGTTCTTGGCGTATAGCTTCATGTCGGCAATATTGATTGCCAACTCACCGTTAACTAAATTTCCAGAAGTCGGAACAGCAGAGGCCGTCGTGCTGTAGTACAGCGAGATTGGGGTGTAATTAGTCTGTGCCATGATTTGCCTTAGAATGTGCCGCCGGTGACGCCATACGCAGTCCCGGTCCCGCCTCGATTGGTTGCAACAATCACACCATTCCATGTCGCAGATGTGATGGATCCGGGGTAGTCAAATGTATTTGTTGACCAAGATACGTTACTAGGTGATTGATCGTGCCGGTCCCATGTCCCTGCGGCCGTTCCATTTGCAATCAACACAACCGTGGTATACCCGCCAGACGGAACAGAAACAACCAACGTGCTTGAATTGTTGTTAACTGTAATCGCGCCAGAACTCTGATTGTTGTTAAACGAAAATATCGTCCCCAACGGCAGCGTCGTTGCATCCGGCAACTTGATGATTTGTCCGCCAGAACCTGAAACCAAATAGACCGGCGTAGACGCTACAGTCAACGTAATCAAGGTTCCCGACGCTGCTACGGTTGTAAACCCGTTGAAGTAACCATTGGCCGTAATATTGTTGTTGGCGTCCCTCAACGTTACCGAGTTGGCCCCGCTTGATGCCGTAACCCCGGTTCCTCCGTTGGCCACCGCCAAAGTTCCTGCCAGCGCTACAGCACCAGCGGTTGGGGTGTTTGGGGTCAACCCAGTAGTACCGCCGCTAAAGGTTGAAACCCCTGTGCTTGCCCCTGCAGCCCAAACAGCAGTTCCGCCGCTAACCGTCAAAACATAACCGTTAGTGCCAATCCCTAACCTTGTTGCGCTATTTGCGCCGTTGCCAACGATCAGATCGCCCGTAGAAGTAATCGGGGACAGGGCATTAAACGCCGCTCCTGCGGTTGTTTGGCCAGTTCCGCCGTTGGCTACGTTCAGCGTCCCCGCAAGCGTTACAGCGCCCGCGGTGGCCGTTGCAGGGGTTAATCCAGTCGTCCCGCCACTTAGTGTCGTAACCCCACTGGCAACACTTCCATTGCTCGCAGACGTGATCTGTCCCTGTGCATTGACCGTAATATTGGCCAACGTGTAACTGCCGGCCGTTACCGCTGTAGTGGCTAAGGAAATAGTACCGGTTGTCGTTATCGGGCCGCCCGTCAATCCGGTTCCGGTCGATACTGATGAGACACCACCAGCGGTGGCACCAATAGCACCAGAGGTCGTCCTAACGGTCTGTCCGTTCTGGACAATTGGTACAACCTCGCTACCAGTAAGAGCACCGGCTGCAGGTAAATTTGTTATCGTGACTTGTGCTGACATTACTCTTGGCTCGGTGGGCTGGGAGCGATCGTATCCAAATTGCCGTTATTCGTAGGCACTTGCGAGTTGCCCTCCAACGAAATCTGGAACTGATTGCTACCCTCGGTCAATAGGTAATCATCGTTTGCGGCCACGCTCACGTCAGGACGCGGGAACCTGATTGTAATTCGCTCCGTCTTTCTTGCTGGTAACCGATACGGGTCAAACTGATCAGCACACCCGGTATCGCAAACCTGCAGGCCCGGAAAGTTTGGATCCGGCCGCAACACAGAGTGAGGATATTTGAGACGGCACCGATCGCAGATTGCGATTGCAATGTCAGAATACCCACGAGTGTCAAGGAAGCGTGGCATTTACTTAGAATACACCGAAATGTTTGGTGCAAAATATATTGGACTTTTATCTCTTTCCTCAGATTCAGCCAATGCTAAATATTTTTCAGCTTGGTTTTCTAAATACTGAATTCGATCCATGCCAACACCGGGAAGTTCTAACGCCATCCGGTGAGCCAGCATCATCACAGTTGCCTCGTACCACCTCTGTGGCACTTCCAACTCATTGGTCAGCGCACCAACGTCGTCAATCTGACGCGAGTACCAAACCGTCATCTGCACAAACGGATCGTTTGGCACCGGCCACAGGTACATCTTGGACTGCGGGATTGTGCGGTTAAACCAAAACTGGAACGGCTGATTGGCCGTGAAGTTCTTATTCGGCAGGTTGGTGTAGTCATCCCGGTTCAACCGGGCCATCGTGATCTCGGTCGAGTTATTCCCAAAGAACAACTCCCGCAAACTCAGGGTTCCTGAGATTGCCCGGATGCGATAGTACGGAACTGTGTATCCCGGATCGATGTCGTACCAGAGCCATTCATTGTCCACCCAGACGGTTGAACCCGGAGCGGCGATCGTGGTCCATGTACTACCGTCAGAGGAGCACTCAAATACCACGTTGAACGTGCCAGAAACGCCCGGCAGGACGCCGATAGACCCAATATAGACCGGATTTGTTGATCCATAATTAACGGAGATGTTCCCACCCGGAGACGACTGCGTACAGATTGTGTCGATGTTGCCATCAAAGGCATTCTCAACTGTTCCACCGGCGCTGGAGGAGTAAGAGCCAGACGGTCTGGACATCTTCCTGTACAGCGCTTGCAATACGTCGTTTCCGCCAACAGGAAGGTCGTAGATGTACTGGTCGGCTTTCAGGCCGTACACTTTTTTGCTTATTGCCCAATACTGAATCCCAATATTGATGAGGTTGGACAAAAGGAAGAACAGCGACTCACGGGCAGACGTTAGTTGCTCCGAGGTCAGTTCCTCCGCAAGTTTACCGGCCCGACGTGCGCCGTGGTCGATCAACTGCTGAACATTGATAACCGTGGTGCCGACTGTTCCGCTATACGCCATAGATCACCAACCCGGACAGTTCCAACGCTTCATCGAGGCCCTAGACCGACTTCCCTTCTCGCTCTTTTCTGCTACCGGACCCATTCTGGCGCAAAACGAATCACGTCTTGCCCCTCCTTGGGGTTGCGGTGCCTTGAGATGAGATCCGGTCTCGCTATTGTACTTTGCTCTGCCCTTTGCCGTAAGCCCTGCGCCCTTGCTAACAGGCAATTTTTCACCGCGACCAATTGCTAGTGATGGGTTCTTCATATCTACCACCTAAACTTTGAAGTTTTTTCCGCAATCTTTTTGGGCTGGGCTACAAACTGTTTGCCTTGCGATTTGCCAGCCCTCTTTGCTTTAGTCGTTGCCGCATACTCCGCAGGACTCAAAGAACCGATTGCTTTCTCAGGCAAGTACCGCTCGCCAGTGTCAGACGACCGTTTCCCGCTCTTCGTCCTCCACTTTTGATCACCCCAAGCCTTCAGGCTTTCCTGTGGATCTGTCATCTCAATCTCGGTATCCGCCGCCATTTTCTTTGTACCGCTTAGCTAGCAGTTGCGCTTTTCTTGCGCTCCATTCGCCAGCACCCGTTCCTTGAACAGCGGAACCCTTGATGTGATCAAACAAACGCTTTCTCATCTCAGGCTTGGTGTAGTTGCCTGCTTCGTTTACGCTTGATCCGCCTTCTTTGAACTTCTTGTCTTTATCAGCCGAGGCAAAGTCCTTTCCAACCGACGTAGGAATTCCCACCTGTTTTGCAAATTTTGGATTGTGAGCCACAGCCTCCATCAGGCGGTGCTGGGCTGGGGATTTAGACGGCATTTAGATTTGGCCAAGTGATGTTAAACGGGTCGGCTTGCTTGGTGATGTCCCGCAACTCTTGGCGGTACATTGCCCACAGTATCCTGTCCACGGGAGAGTCTGACAACTGAGTCCAGTCGCAATTCTTGAGCATCTGATTGCGTTGATTGCGAACAACTGCCCATTGCGTGTCTACGCGAGACTGAAGTTCCTCAACCGTCAGCGGTTCAACCTCAACCAGACAACACATACCGTCATAAAGATGCGGGGCAACAGACACAAGTTTCTCGGTCGCATGGTCGTAGGGCTTCCATACCGAAATGACGTAGTAGCCAGCTTCAGCAATCCAATCTAGCGTTGGTCCACGGTCACCAAACGAAGTGTTGGGGAACCACTCTGTGTGGTCTTTGATGATGAGTTCTGAGTTAGCAAGTTGCATGGTTACCTCGTTGGGAACGCGGCTGTTGGCGTTGTGATTGTACGGGCAAGTTTGGTAATGCGAACGTCTTGCAGATACCCGTTCAAAGGAGTCGACCCAATTCGATCCGCACCAATATACAAAATGTTTGTTTGGTTAAAGTTGTCCGTCACTGCGCCGCCGCTGGTCGCCTCAACCGATCCGTTCAAATAAACCTTCAGGTTCCCCGTGGCGCTACCAGATCGAACGACCGCAAAATAGTACCAAGTACTTGCGGCCAATGAGGTTGTACCCGTCAGATTTGACGCGGTGTAGCTAAACTGAAGTTTATTTAAAACTGTGACGTTTACGGACCATCCAGTTGTTGCCGTTCCTTTGCTTACAATTCCGTAAATAACACCGTTTGCAGATAGGTAAAGCCAACCTTCAATTGTAAAATCACCGGTACCAAGTTGCAGTTGCGGGCTATCAATTGCCGTCAGCCAGTCGCCAGTGCCGTCGTATTTCATGCTTGTTGGCGACCACTTGTACTGAGTGGTTGACGCTTGAGCGTCGCCAACCGTTATCACATTGTTCTGCACCGCAGCGTCGTAGATTCCTGCGTTGGTGAAGTTAAGCAGCAAACTGGTGTTAGTGATTGCTGATAACGGTGCGGTTGGAACGGTGATTGTTGTTCCAGAATACAACCCAGTACCTTTTACAATTCTAAAATTAGAACCATAGCCATTAAAATAATTTCCCGCAGTGGTTCTACCACGACGAAACAAATTTGCCGCGCTAAATTCTAATGTTCCTGAATCTGTTACGCTAAACCCTCGGACTCCATTGTAAAATCCTTGAACCGTTGTTCCTGTTCTAGAAAGTGCTATATAAGCCCAAGTATTGTTAATTGTTGACCCAAATGCCCTAAGAGCTGTTCCGTCGTAATAAGATATGTTTGCAGTTGTACCGTCAAGTTGAATGGACCGATCACTAGCAGCATCAGGTGCCGCCCATATAGTTTGATTATTTGATGTTGCCGTAATAAATATAAAAAATTCAACAGTAAAGTCGCCAGAAAGAGTTAGTGCAGCATTTGTTGGCAAAGACAAATAATCACTTGAACCATTAAAATATGCACTTCCACCATACGACGCAGTGGTGTACGAAGCGGAGGGTGAGAACGGTTGAAAGGCTTGAATTTTTATAGTATTGGTTGCACTAATTGTAAAAGCATTGGTACTGTTGTCTATTAAACGATTGTTTTGGCAAGTAAGAATTGCCGTGTTAGTAATTGCTGTTAAGGGAGAGGTTGGAGGCGTAAATGTTGAGGAATATAAAGCTGTTCCTTTTAGAATCCTAAAATTTGAAATATAAACATTGTTACAAGCACCGGTGTTCAGAGCAGTAACGCTACCTATAGTTGTTGCCCATGATGAATTTGTGTTTCCCGTTGCGGAACTGGTTCCGGTATTTTGGCTAACCCCATTTAACCAAATTGTAAAAGTGCTACCGCTTCTAGTGACCGCAATATGATTCCAAGAATTTGTCAAACCACCTGAGGTTAAACCTATTACGCCTGTACCACCGCTGTTAAACTCAAAATAAATACTGTTTGTTGTAGCGAAAACAAAATCCCAACCAATATTGTTTGCCAATGCTGGTGCGCCGTCAAAGAAAGCAATTGCTCTAACATTAGAAGCCGATTGAGGAGGTGCAAATACAAAAAACTCTATTGTAAAATTTCCTGACGATATGTCAGTTGCAGTTGAATAAGATATTGATATTTTTGATGCGTCAAAATAATTACTCCATTGCCCAGAAGTCCAATACGGAGTTACAGAACCCTGCGTCGGGGTTCCGTTGCGGGTAATGGTGAAGTTGTTAGTGCTGGAATCTAAGAACGTGTTGTTCTGTTGCCCGTTGGTGGTCGTTGTTTCCAGCAACAACGGAACGTATGGGAAATACTGGTCTGTAGTAGCAGCGGCAGCGGCAACCCGTTTTGTTTTAGATGCGGCAAACATTAGTAGTTCTGCCCCACAGTGACGCCGTACCAGTTGGTTCCGTCAGAGAAGAACGAATAGATGTCCTTCTTGCTTGCGGTGCTCGTAATCGTTGGCGCGGTTGCCGAAGGCCAAGATACAGTAGACCAAGTGACTGTACGGCCTCCCGTAGCGTCTTGAGACAGGATAATAATGAATGACTTCCCAGCCACCGCAGTAGGCATCGTAATCGTCGCGTTACCCGTCAGCGTCAAGTTTTGAACCGTGCCGTTTGCCAAACTTACCGTAATGGCTGTGCTGGTGTTTGCTGAATACAGAGTTTCAACGTAGTTTGTAACCGTTGGGTTGGTAACAGACGGGTTTGTACCAAACACCAAAGAACCAGTCCCGGTCTCATCCGTAACCGCAGTCGCTAAGTTGGCGCTGGTCGGAGTTCCAAGAAACGTCAGAATGCCCGTTCCAGTTGTGGTTGTAGAAGGTGCAACCCCCGCGCCACCACCAATCACAATTGCACTTGCAGCCAATGCTGCGCTAGACGCCAAGGTTCCGGTAGCTGAGTAATAAAGTACCCCCCCAGATGTCCCAGATGTCAGATTTGTGCCCCCGTTAGCAACAGGGAGAACGCCCGTAACGCCAGTCGTAAGCGGCAACCCTGTGCCGTTTGTCAGCACAATGGCTGAAGGCGTTCCTAAATCTCCCCCGCTAATAAGCAGCGTTCCGGTTGCATCAGGCAACGTAATAGTGGGCGTTCCGGCGGTTGCAGCAGACTGTAGCGTCTGTGTACCGGCACCGCTTGCGTTGCCTTGGATTTTGATATTTGCCATTTAAGTTCTCAAAATTGACCAAGTCTGTCCGGTTGGTACGGTTACTGCATATCCTGTAGCAACAGTTACCGGACTAACACTTAGCCCGTTTGTATTGCTGGTCAGCGTGTAGTTCTGGCTGATAACAATCTGCGACTCAAGAATCGGTCCGCTGCTACCTCCACCAGTATATATTGGGATATTGAGTGTGTTGCCTACAAACGTAGCAGCGCCGCTTGAGCCAGTTGTGGTCAGCGTAATCGGTGCTTGATAGTCTGTCCCAGCAACCGCAATTGACAACGCGCCAGTGCTGGTAGTTGACTTGACGATCCCAGTCGAGAGAGAACTTGTACCCGCCGAATAATCCGTGCCAGCCGTCGCAGCAGTAATTGCGCTAGTGCCGTTCCCTTTAAGAACCCCAGTAAGCGTCGTTGCTCCAGTGCCGCCCCTGCTTACCGTTATAGTTGCGCCGTTCCAAGTAGCCGAGGTAATTGAACCGGGGTAATCAAGCGTGTTCGTTGACCAAGATACGTTAGCCGGTGTTTGGTCGTGCCTATCCCAACTACCAGCAGATGTTCCATTTGCAGTCAGAACTACAGTGGTATATCCACCCGAAGGCACCGACACTACTAATGTAGCCGATGCGTTATTAACAGTTATTGCACCGCTAGACTGATTGTTGTTGAAAGAAAATATTGCGCCTAATGGCAACGTCGTCGCGTTAGGCAACTGAACAATTTGACCGCCAGACCCAGTAATAAGATAAACCGGGGTTGATGCCGCAGTCAGCGTAATTGTGGTGCCAGACGCAGCAACACTTGTAAATCCGTTAAACGTGGCGTTGGTTGATATGTTGCTGTTTGCGTCTTTGACAACAATACCGCTTGCCGCGTTAGTCGTTACCCCAAGCGCCGTTACAACTCCGGTGCCCGTTGTAATCGTCGAAGGGGCAGCACCAACACCTCCGCCAACAACAAGAGCATTTGATGCAAGCGCCGCGCTCGATGCCCAAGTGCTAGACGAAGAAAAGTAAACAACCCCGCCAGAAGTCCCAGCAACGGATAGGGCTAAAGTTCCACTTGTGGTTACTGGATTGCCAGAAACTGAAATTAATCCACCAGTAAATGACTGGTCAACTGACGTTACAGTTCCGCCGCTGCTAGTAACGGTTGCCCACGAGGTGGTTGTTCCGTTAGTGGTAAGGTACTTTCCGGAGTTCCCGGTCTGAGAAGGAAGCAACGCATTGATTGCTGCCGTCGCCGTAGTCTGCCCCGTACCACCGTTGGCAATGTTGAGTACGCCTGCAAGCGTAATCGTTCCAGAGGTCGTTACCGGACCTCCGGATGTGGTTATTCCGGTAGTACCCCCAGAGACATCAACTGACGTTACCGTGCCCGAACCAGTACCCCCAGAGAACGGTTCCGTGAGCAGGACAACTGACATTACAACCCTTCAACGAAGGCTTTTGTTTTTGCCAATAATGCTGCTTTGATGTCTGCTACTTCCGCTTGTAGTGCTTCTGTTGCCGCTTGCGCCTTTGCTAGATTGTCAGATTGTGTTTTTGCGGCATCAGTTGCCGCTTTTGCTTCTTTCTCTGCTTTCTTAGCGTCAGAAAGAGCCGCGGTCACTTGAGATGACAGCGCGTTTGCATTGTCTTTAACCGCCGCAGCTTGCATAGCAATCTCTTGCGCTTGGGCCTGCGCATCCGAAACAATCCCTGCTGCAGAAATCTGTGCATCACTTACAATCTGCGCGGCCTGAGCGTTTGCAGCATCAAGCGCTGCCTTTGCTTCGTCATTTTGCTTAAACAAACTTTCGCGTAAAGCAAGAATGTCAGAAACAGGCGCAACAGCCTCAACGTACTTCTTGTTCTCTTCAGTTGCCGCTTGCAGTTCTTTCAGTTTGGTCGCGTAAACGTCCGGATTGGCAATAACTGACAGAAAATCAAGCAGTTGGTTCTGTGAACTGCCGTCAATGTTGTACGAAATCACGAGACACCTCCACCGCTCTGAATAACAGTAAACAACGCAGACCCAGTCCCGCTATTTGATTTAATGCGAATACCACGAACCGGATACGAAATGTTTGAGTCTTTTGACGCGGTTTGTGAAGTCAACGAAGGATGGTCTGTCCAGTTCCCAGATGACGGCGTGTACCCACTGGCAAACACATCATCAAACGTGTACTG